GAGTTCGAGGGTGAGGACATTCCTCCCGTGAAAGCCTATCTCAAAGCAAAGCAAAAAAGCGGTAAGGACTTGTGCGCCGAGGAGGTTTTTATTGCTACTTACAAATGGCTCAAGGCGCGCGGATGCGATAAGCTCGTTAACACGCAGCTGATTGAACAGTATGCGATGTCCGTTTCGCGTTGGGTACAATGCGAAGAGGCAATCTCCGAGTTCGGTTTCCTTGCCAAGCACCCCACCACGGGCAACGCTATCGCAAGTCCCTATGTGGCAATGAGCCGCGACTATATGAAACAAGTAAACGCATCCTGGTTTTCGATTTTCCAGATCGTAAAGGAAAATTGCTCTGTCGAGTATGACGGTGCTACTCCCCACGATGACGTGATGGAGCGTTTGCTTACTGCAAGGAAAGGATATTAAACTATGAGACTTTTTTCAACAGAACAAATCAGCAAGTACCACCCCGACAAATACGCCGACCAGATTTCCGACGCTATCCTTACCGAATGTCTCTCCCTGGACAGAAACAGCCACTGCGGAATCGAGACGATGGTAAAGGATAACACGGTCGTTCTCGGCGGTGAAATCACTACAAACGCTAAAGTCGATTATATCGACATCGTGCGTAGGGTTGCTGCGAAGCTCGGCTACACCGTTGACGCGGTGATTAACCTTATCGGCAAGCAGTCCCACGAGATCAACGAAGCCGTATCCTCCGACACCAAAATCGGTGCGGGCGACCAGGGTATTATGTTTGGATACGCTACAGCGGAAACGGAAAGCAAGCTGCCTTTCGGCTTTGACCTTGCCAACAAGATTATCCGTGCCATTGAAGACGACATCGACACCAATCCTAACTGTCCCTTTATCGGAGATGCCAAAACCCAGGTAACGGTTGACCTTGATGCTGAGCCTGGCTTTGCCTCGGTTCACACGATCCTCGTTTCGGTCTGCCACAAGCATATGTCAACGCTGGATGACGTCAGCGCGGAAGTCACAAAACTTATTAAGGATATCTTCGGTGAGAACCCTCTCCCCGAACTTATTATCAATCCCTCCGGTACTTGGACGCTTGGCGGTCCCACGGCCGATTGCGGTTTGACCGGACGTAAAATTGTATGCGACCAGTACGGTGGCTACTGTGCCGTGGGCGGCGGTGCCTTCTCCGGCAAAGACCCGACGAAGGTAGACCGCTCCGCTTCGTATATGGCGCGTCACCTGGCTTGCAAGTTGCTAGACATCTACGCGCTGAAGTGGTGCGAGGTTCAGCTCGGTTATGCCATCGGCATTGCGGAGCCTGTATCTGTAGTTATCAAAAATGACAAGAACATCCCTCTCGAAACCTATGTCCGTGAGAATTACGATCTCACACCCCTGGGCATCATTGAGAAGCTCAATCTGCTCGACCGCGACTATGAAGTTCTTGCAGAGGGCTGCCATTATCGGGAGGCGCTTATATGAGCAAGAAGACCACAACCGATATGCAGCTTGTCTCCCTTGACAAGCTCGTACCTTATGTAAACAATGCGCGAACCCACTCCCCGGAACAGATCGGCAAACTCCGTTCAAGCCTCCGAGAGTTCGGTTTCATAAATCCCGTCATCATCGACCGTGACTTTGGCATCATTGCCGGTCACGGTCGTGTTCTTGCTGCCCGTGAGGAAGGTATCACCGAAGTGCCGTGTGTCTTTGTTGACCATCTGACCGAGGCGCAAAAGAAAGCGTATATCATTGCCGACAACAGAATGGCACTTGACGCGGGATGGGACGAAGAACTTCTCCGCGTTGAAATTGAATCGTTGCAGGCAGAGTCCTTCGATATTGCTCTTACGGGCTTTGGCGCAGATGAAATCGCAGACCTTTTCGGCAAGGAAGAATCCGAAGCCGAAGATGATGACTACGACCTTACCGCTGCTCTTGAAAAAGCCGCCTTCGTTGAAAAAGGTGATGTTTGGGTAGTCGGTAGACACAGGCTTGTTTGCGGTGATGCAACAAACGCCGATGACGTTGCTACGCTTATGAATGGCAAACGCGCCAACCTTATCGTAACAGACCCGCCCTATGGTGTTTCCTTCAAAAGCAAAAGCGGGCTTACCATTCAGAACGACAGTATGAAGGATGAAGAGTTTTACAACTTCCTTCGCGCATCCTTTGATAATATGGTATCCCACCTTGAGGCTGGCGGTTCCGCTTATGTTTTCCACGCTGACACCGAAGGCTTAACCTTCCGTCAGGCATTCATTGACGCGGGCTTCCATCTTGCCGGTGTTTGCATTTGGGCGAAGAACAGCCTCGTTCTCGGTCGCTCGGATTATCAATGGCAGCACGAACCCGTGCTTTATGGCTTCCTTAAAAACGGAAAGCACAGATGGTATTCCGACCGCAAGCAGACCACCATTTGGAACTTCGACAAACCCAAGCGTAACGCCAACCACCCTACAAGCAAACCGCTTGACCTTTTGTCTTATCCGCTCACCAACTCCTCGCAGGAAAACGCTATTGTGGTAGATACCTTCGGCGGTTCCGGCTCTACGCTTATGGCTTGCGAGAAAACAAACCGTATCTGCTATACGATGGAGCTGGATGAAAAGTATGCTTCGGTCATTCTTCGCCGTTACGTTGAGGATACCGGGGACAGCGATAATGTGTATGTCATTCGCGGTGGCGAGCGTATTCCTTATTCCGATCTTGTAAAAGAAGTGGAGGAACGAAATGTCGAATCTTAAACTTGGGAGCTTATTCGATGGCTCCGGGGGTTTTCCTCTTGGAGGTATCCTGGCGGGTATCACACCCGTTTGGGCATCCGAGGTGGAGCCTTTTGCCGTAAGAGTTACCACGAAACGCTTTCCCTATATGAAACACTACGGAGATATCTCTGCTATGGACGGCGGTAAGATAGAACCCGTGGATATAATCACTTTCGGCTCGCCTTGCCAGGATATGTCGGTGGCGGGCAAACGAGATGGTCTTGATGGTTCAAGGTCATCTCTTTTTTATGAAGCCGTCCGTATCATTAAAGAAATGAGGAACGCAACGAATGGAAAATATCCAAGATACATCGTTTGGGAGAATGTCCCCGGAGCCTTCTCCTCTAACAACGGGAAAGACTTCAAAGCCGTCCTCGAAGCGGTCATCGGCATCGCAGAGGAAGGGACCGAGGTGCCTGCGCCTGAAGGCGGATGGCCTTACGCAGACCTCTACCTGGGAGACGGATGGAGCGTGGCATACAGAACTCTCGACGCTCAATACTGGGGAGTCCCCCAACGAAGACGCCGCATCTTTCTTGTCGCAGATTTTGCAGGTGGGCGTGCCGGAGACATATTATTTAAGTCCGAGGGCGTGTCAAGGTATTCTGCGGAGGGCTTCCGTGCGTGGCAAAGAGCTACCAACGATCTTGAAGGTTGCCCTGGAGCGTCAGGCATCGATGGGTACAACGCAGACCTAACGGGAGATAAGGCGGCAACGCTCGGTGTCAACTGTGGTATGTCTACGGGCAGAAACGGAGTGGTGCTTAACGACCAGGGTGGCAATCGTATGGATGTTACCGAGGAGGTCACTTGCACTCTCCGCGCCGAGGCACATCATCCGCCTTGTGTGATGGATTCCGCAGGCTTTTGCACCGAACACTCTGCCAACAGCAGAAGCATCGGATTTGAGGAGGAACGCTCTCCTACGCTCCGTGCGGGTGTTGTTCCCGCCACCGTTGCTCTTGAAAACCATCCAAACGATGGTCGCATCAAGATCGAGAAGGAAGATAAGGTTCAAACCCTCTCCTCTCGTATGGGAACGGGCGGAAACAATGTCCCTCTCGTTATGAAGATTCGTTCCGGCTGTGAAGGCGGTGGTAAGGGTGCTTTGATACAGACCGACAAGTCCGCGACCCTAGCTTGCAACAACGATCAGACCGTTTTCGTTCCCACCACTTGGGACGGCAAGCAAGTATCTCCCACGCTCACAAAGCAGAACGCGGGTGGTAATCAGCGTATGCCAGACAAGGACAACTTCAACTGCGTCCTTCAGCCTTTTGGCATTTGCTCCAAGGACTCCAACGCAATGAAGTCCTCCAATCCTCACAGCGGTATCTACGAAGCCGACACCTCTCGCACCCTTGATGGCAATGGTGGTAATCCCTCTTGCAATCAAGGCGGCATTGCCGTGGTATGCGTAGACCAAGGTGGTGGCAAGTCCGCTTGTAACGTGACCGAGGAAAAATCACCTACGTTGACCTGCACCCACGGCGGTGAGCCTGCCGTTTGTGTAAAAGGAGGAACCTTTGTCATTGAAGGCAACGGCGCGCGTCCTTCCCACCAGGGAGACGGATATAAAGAGTCCGAAGTTATGTATACGCTGAACACCGTGGATCGCCACGCAGTACACGTTTACGCTATGACCACTGGAAGCTTTACGCAAATTGAAGAGGAAAAGTCACCTACGTTGATGGCACGTGACTTCAAAGACCCGAACGCTGTATGTTACGGCATTGGCAGAGACACCTTTAACCAGGGCAAGAACGCTAAGTTCGCACCATCCTTCTCCGAAGAAACGCAGCCCACGATGGTTGCCAAAGGTCCGGGCGCGGTGGTTCAGCCTCACGGCTTCGACCCCTCCGCTTCCCGTGATGTCGGTCAGTATTTCCTTGAAAACTGTGGCAACACCGTAGTCAACGGCACTTGCCCCGGACACCATAATGGCGTGATGGAAGCAAGCTATACCGTCCGCAGACTCACACCTACCGAGTGTGCAAGACTCCAAGGCTTCCCGGACCATTGGTGTTCAAACCTTGATGAGCCGTATCCGACCATCCAGGATGTTCGTTTTTGGCAAGAGGTATGGGACACCTACGCAAGGGTCATCGGCACTTGCAAACCAAAAACCGAAAAGCAGGTGCGCCGTTGGCTGGAACACCCTCATTCCGACTCTGCAGAGTATAAGCTTTGGGGCAACGGAGTGGCTCTTCCCTGTGTATTCTTTGTGCTTGCTGGTATTGAGTATTTCAACTCGATGCAGGATGATGAATAAACAGTATCTTGCATAAAATAAAACAACCGCCTATACCTTGACAAGTTAGGCGGTTGCTTCTCACATTAGGGATAACGATAACATGGGGTACATAACCTTTGAACAACTTTATGTGCTTTGAGTATCATCCCTGCATTAATTATATACCAAAATGCCTTTTTTGTCAATAAGTTATATTTAGTTTGATTAATTTAGCTTTGTTCAGGACGATGAATAAAATAGTCCTCTGCCCCGCCTTCGTATTTCTCGTAATCGATCTTTGTTAGGTGCGCCTCGTTCTGATGATAATACATTTGCCCCGCCCAACCGACATACCACAATGTTCCATCGGCATGGAGACAATAGCAATGGCTGATACTCCCTTGCGTTGGAGCCGTGCCGTTGGCAAAACGGATACCTTCTTTTTCTGCATTCAGTAAGAACTGCATTGCAGCCTTTTGCGTTGCACAAGAGATGAAGACCTTTTCTGTGTTTTGTGTGAGAGATTTGATTGTACGCATAATATTATGCTCCTTATAAAAAATATTTCCTACAAGAGAGCATAAAAAAACAATCCCATCGTTACGACAGGATTGAAAGCATCATATATCATCCCATCGTTCAAGCATTAGCACCTTGCCATTTGGTAGGTTGCTGTGCGGTCAACGGGCTTGTCCCTCACGCACTCTTTATAGGTTGCCTTTATTATATCACAAAAAAGTGGTTTTTTCAATAGGCAACGTCTATATTACACAAATTATTTACAAAAAACGAGCCACATATTCTACCTTGGAAAATGTCGAAAATGACTGGATATATTTCGCTTTTGGAGTTAATATGTGTGTACCATAAAAAAAACAAGGAGGTCATACGCACATGACGATTACAATCCACGCAAACGGCGCTGAACGCAAGCGCCTGGTAACCACCATCGCAGAATGGCTCGATTGGCCTGCACAGTACAAGGGAGCGCCCAGCTTTGCCTACGAAATCAAGGACTTTACCGTTGATAAGAACGGTTGCCTTCATTATGAGGACGGCATTGACGAGGAGACGCTTGAGCAGCTGATGGAACACCTTTATGACGAGGGCTTTGATATCGATATGAGTGCCGAGGACACTTCCGATGACGAGGAGGAGTCTCTCGGCATTTGTATTTCGATGCCAAAAAGCCTTTTTACCGAAAGCAACCTTGAAAACCTCAAGGCACTTATCGCAGCCAAGGGACACCTTATCAAGAAAGCCCTGGGAACGGACAGCCTTCCGCTTGAGATCACCGACACCAAGGTTTCATTCCCCTGGTTCAAGGGACAGCCTACCCCAGACGAGCTGAAAGCCTATGATACTTTTATTTGCAAGCTCTGCGAGATGGCGCGGAACCAAAAGCGTGTCACCGCAAAGGAAAAAGAGACCGACAACGAGAAGCACGCATTCCGATGCTTCCTCCTTCGTCTCGGCTTCATCGGCAACGAATACAAGACGGAGCGAAAAATTCTGCTCCGAAACCTTGAAGGTTCATCCGCATTTAAAAACGCAAAGGAGGAAAACGAGTGATGTTCGGAATAAGCAAAGCCACATTGGAAGTCTTAAGGGAGAGGTTTCCGAATGGTGCACGTGTTGAACTTGTACGAATGAGCGACCCATACCGCACAGACTTGGTTCCCGGTTGCAAAGGCACCGTGAAGCACGTTGATGATACAGGCACAATTCATGTGCGTTGGGATATCGGCTCAAGCCTTGGTGTTATTTACGGTGAGGATGCTTGTAGGAGGATTGACGATGACAAATAAGGTGAAAGAACAAATCCTCGCAATCCGTGCCACGGGGCTGACGAATATGTTTGACACAAATATGGTTCTGCGCCTTGCCTACGAAATGGAATACTTCGAGTTGGTTATCTTCCTGGAAGAACACCGCAAAGAATATGTTCACTTCATTTTAACTGGTGAAGCGGAATAAGCATCAACCATACATTTTAGGGTAGCGCCTTCGGGCGTTATCCTTTTTTACTGCCAATAGAAAGGAGGCAATGCCATCGCAACACGTAAAAAATACAAGCCAACAAAGTTCAAGGCAAAAGACTCTCGCTATAATGCGGTGGCTGCCGACCACGCCGTAAATTTTATTGAACAGCTCTGCCATACCAAAGGCACATGGGCGGGTAAACGCTTTGAGCTACTTGATTGGCAAGAACAGATTATACGGGACCTCTTCGGAATCCTAAAGCCAAACGGCTATCGGCAATTTAATACTGCCTACATCGAAATCCCAAAGAAAATGGGCAAATCGGAGCTTGCGGCAGCGGTCGCCCTTCTCCTCACTTGTGGGGACTACGAGGAAAGAGCCGAGGTTTACGGCTGTGCTGCAGATCGTCAACAAGCCTCTATCGTTTTTGAAGTGGCGGCAGACATGGTGCGTATGTGCCCTGCTCTCGCAAAGAGGGTCAAGATATTAACGGCGGCAAAGCGTATCCAATATATACCGACCAACAGCTTCTACCAAGTTCTCTCTGCCGAGGCTTATTCCAAGCACGGCTTTAATATCCACGGCGTTGTTTTTGATGAGCTTCATACGCAGCCGAACAGAAAACTCTTTGACGTTATGACAAAGGGTTCGGGTGACGCACGAATGCAACCGCTGTACTTCCTTATCACCACGGCGGGAACGGACACAAAATCTATTTGCTACGAAACCCATCAAAAGGCAAAAGACATCCTGGAAGGCAGAAAAATCGACCCTACCTTCTACCCCGTTATCTATGGGGCAGATGAAGGGGACGATTGGACGGACCCCAAGGTATGGAAGAAAGCCAATCCCTCCCTCGGTATTACCGTTGGTATCGATAAAGTCCGCGCCGCTTGCGAATCTGCAATGCAGAACCCGGCAGAAGAAAACGCCTTCCGACAGCTCCGCTTAAATCAATGGGTAAAGCAAGCCATCCGTTGGATGCCTATGGATAAGTGGGACAGGTGCGCCTTCGCAACAAATGAAGACGATCTGGAAGGTCGTGTTTGCTATGGCGGACTCGACCTCTCCTCCACTACGGATATTACGGCATTCGTCCTGGTATTCCCGCCTGGGGACGAGGACGATAAATATGTCATTCTTCCATACTTCTGGATTCCCGAAGATTGCCTTGAACTTCGTGTTCGGCGCGACCACGTGCCGTATGACATATGGGAGCGTCAAGGCTTCCTACAGACCACCGAAGGCAATGTTGTTCATTACGGCTACATTGAGAAATTCATAGAACGACTCGGTGAGCGTTTCAATATTCGTGAGATTGCCTTTGACCGTTGGGGGGCTGTTCAAATGGTGCAGAACCTTGAAGGTATGGGATTTACCGTTGTCCCCTTTGGACAGGGCTTCAAAGATATGTCCCCACCGACCAAGGAACTGATGAAGCTCGTGCTTGAGCAGAAGATTGCTCACGGAGGGCATCCCGTTCTCCATTGGATGATGGATAACATTTTTATTCGTACCGACCCTGCGGGCAATATCAAACCCGACAAGGAAAAATCCACAGAAAAGATTGACGGTGCAGTTGCCGCGATTATGGCGCTCGACCGAGCAATTCGTTGTGGCAACGATACCAGCGCCAGCGTTTATGATGAACGCGGGCTTTTATTTATCTGAATCATCAACGATATCCTCGTTGATCAGCTTGCCCGTTTTCTTGAAACGCAAGCCTTCGGGCGAATCGTATGTAGGCTCACCCAGCACATACTCGTTGTGGTAGAATGCGGATATATCCATTTCAAGCACCTCAATCACGCGACACGCCATTTGAAACGATGCCGTCATAATATTACGCTCTCCGCTTTCAAAACGCTGATAGCTTTGGATTGGAATACCCGCCTTCTCTGCTACCTGCTTCTGCGTCATACCTAAAAATATGCGTCTCTCTTTAAGGATACCGCACGTTGTTGGGTGTATTATCTGAAAACCATCAAATTTAAATTCTTTCATATCAAAGCACCTTTCGTGAATTTACAGCCATTTGGATGTTTTTGATTATTATACACCCAATTGGATGCATTGTCAAGTGCTTTTGATAAATTTCTAAAATCCAAACACTACTCCAAGGAGGTAAATCAATATGGGATTATTTTCAGGACTATTCCGTTCACGGGATAAGCCTACCAACAGTACAGCCGGAAGCGCCTATACCTTCTATATGGGCGGCTCAACATCTGGCAAGCCCGTCAACGAGCGCTCCGCTATGCAAATGACAGCGGTTTATTCGTGTGTCCGTATTCTTGCAGAAGCGGTCGCCGGACTTCCGCTTCATCTCTATCACTATACCGAATCGGGTGGCAAGGAAAAAGCCGTAAACCATCCGCTGTATTTACTGCTCCACGATGAGCCGAACCCCGAAATGTCAAGTTTTGTTTTCAGAGAAACGCTGATGACACACCTTTTGCTTTGGGGCAACGCTTACGCACAAATCATAAGGAACGGTAAAAACGAGGTCATCGCTCTATATCCGCTTATGCCAAACAAGATGACCGTTGACCGAGACGAACACGGCCAGCTTTACTATACGTACCAACGCTCCAACGATGAAGCTCCCACAATGAAGGGCTCGTCGGTGATTCTGAAGCCGTCCGATGTGCTTCACATCCCCGGTCTTGGCTTTGACGGTTTGGTCGGCTATTCGCCCATTGCGATGGCTAAAAACGCTATCGGTATGGCTATTGCTTGTGAGGAATTCGGTGCCAAGTTCTTTGCCAATGGTGCTGCTCCCTCCGGTGTTCTCGAACATCCCGGTACTATAAAAGACCCAAGCCGTGTGCGTGAAGCCTGGCAAAGCCAGTTCGGTGGTTCGTCCAACTCCGGCAAGGTGGCAGTTTTGGAAGAAGGAATGAAGTATACGCCGATTTCCATTTCACCGGAACAAGCACAATTCCTTGAAACCCGCAAATTTCAAATCAATGAAATCGCTCGTATTTTCCGTGTGCCTCCCCATATGGTGGGCGACCTTGAGAAGTCGAGCTTTTCAAACATTGAACAACAGTCCCTCGAATTTGTCAAATACACGCTTGACCCCTGGGTGATCCGTTGGGAGCAATCCATTATGCGTTCTCTTCTGACCCCCGAGGAGAAAAAATCGTATTATGTGAAATTCAACCTTGAGGGGCTTTTACGAGGCGACTATCAAAGCCGTATGAACGGCTACGCAATCGGTCGCCAGAACGGTTGGATGTCCGCCAACGATATCCGAGAGCTTGAAAACCTCGACCGCATCCCCACGGAAGAAGGCGGCGACCTTTACCTTATTAACGGCAATATGCTCCCTATGCGTAATGCGGGAGCTTTTGCAAATATAACACCCAACGATAACGGAAAGGAGGAAACACCCGATGAAGAAGTTTTGGAATTGGACGAATCAGGAGAAGACGGAGACAACTCCGGCAATGAGAACTCTGCACCTCAACGGCACCATCGCCGAGGAAAGTTGGTTTGACGATGACGTCACTCCACAGCTTTTCCGCGAGGAGCTTGAATCCGGTAGTGGTGACATCACCATTTGGATTAATAGCCCCGGTGGCGATTGCGTTGCGGCGGCTCAAATCTACAATATGCTGATGGATTACAAAGGTTCTGTTACGGTCAAAATTGACGGCATCGCGGCTTCGGCTGCTTCCGTTATTGCTATGGCTGGTACAGAAGTCCTTATGTCCCCCGTTGGTATGCTTATGATCCACAATCCGATGACGGTTGCGATGGGCGATAAAGACGAGATGGAAAAGGCTATCGAGATGCTCGGAAGCGTAAAGGAGTCAATCCTCAACGCCTACGAAATCAAGACCGGACTCTCTCGTGCAAAGCTCGCACACCTTATGGATGCAGAGACCTGGATGGATGCTAACAAGGCACTTGAGCTTGGATTTATCGACGGCATTCTCACACGAGAAGCCCCGGCTCAAGTCGAGGACATCACCGTAACTCCCGAAGAAACCATACCTACCGAGAACACAGACGTTGCTCCCAAGGCATCTATGATGTTCTCTCGCAAGGCTGTCGAGGTTGCTCTTATGAACAAGATGCGCCACAAAATGATAGCCGAGGCTGCAAAAATTCAGCCTAAAGAACCAAAGCCCACGGGTCGAAAGGTTGATGACCTTTACGACCGACTCAATCTTTTGAAACATTAACAAGGAGGAAAATGTTATGACTATTAACGAACTTCGCACCAAGCGTGCAACCGCGTGGGAGGCAGCCAAGGCATTCCTTGACTCCCACAGAACCGACAAGGGCGTTCTCTCTGCCGAGGATGACGCTACTTATTCTCGTATGGAAAGCGAGATTACCGATCTCGGCAAGGAAATCTCTCGTATGGAGAGACTTGAGGCTATGGACAAGGAAATGTCCCGTGCAACAAGCACTCCCCTCACCGCAAAGCCCGAAGCTCCCAAGGCTGACACCAAAATCGGCAGAGCTTCCGATGCTTACAAGGATGCATTCTGGAACCACGCAAGAAAGCGTGACTCTTACGAAATCCGCAATGCTCTCCAGGTAGGCACCGACAGCGAGGGCGGTTACCTCGTTCCCGATACCTTTGAGAAGAGACTGATCACTTCTCTTGAGGAGGAGAACGTCATCCGTAAGCACGCTCACGTATTCACTACAGCGAGTGGCGCACACAAAATCCCCATCGTATCCACCCGTGGTACTGCCGCTTGGGTTGACGAGGAGGGACTGATTCCCGAGAGCGATGATGCATTCGGTCAGCAGCTCATCGGCGCACACAAGGTGGCAACCCTTATCAAGGTTTCCGAGGAGCTTCTCAACGACTCCGCCTTCGACCTTGAGGGCTATTTCACCTCCGAGTTTGCCCGCCGTATCGGTAACGCCGAGGAAGCTGCGTTCATCTCCGGCAATGGTACCGGAAAGCCTACGGGTATTCTCGCAGATGTCGGCGGTGCTGAAGTCGGCGTAACCGCAGCATCCGCTACCGACATTACTGCGGATGAACTCATCGACCTCTTCTACTCCCTCAAGTCGCCCTATCGTAAGAAGGCAATTTGGGTGCTTAACGATAGCACCATCAAGGCTATCCGCAAGCTCAAGGACAAGAACGGTCAGTATCTCTGGCAGCCCGCTCTCCGTGATGGTGAGTTTGACACCATCCTCGGCAAGCGTATCTTCACTTCGCCCTATGCTCCCACTCTCGGTGCAGGTGCAAAGTCCATCGCCTTCGGTGACTTCTCTTACTACTGGATTGGTGACCGCCAGGGTGTATCCTTCAAGCGCCTCAACGAGCGTTACGCAGAGACGGGTCAGGTCGGCTTCATCGCTACCAAGCGCGTCGATGGTAAGCTCATCCTTCCCGAGGCGATCAAGGTGCTTCAGCAGGGCGGCTCTGCTACCTAACCTAATGGGAGGTGACGGTGATGGAAGATTTGCTTCTTAAGGTTAAACAGAACCTTATTCTGGAACACTCGGCTGACGATGCTCTTTTGCAAAGCTACATCACCGCCGCCGTAGCGTATGCAGAAAGCTATCAGCACATCAAAGCCGGAACTTACAATGAAACCGCTATGCCCGCCACGACCGAACAAGCTGTGATTATGCTTGCCTCTCATTTCTATGAGTCACGTGACGGAAGTACAGGCGGTTTCTTTGCGGATAACCCGCAAGCAGCAACGCAAGTATGGAACACGGTCAATCTGCTTCTCCGTCTTGATCGAGATTGGAAGGTGTGAGTATGAGCTTTGGAAAAATGAATGCATTTATAGAAATCGGAATATTCCGCAAGGTCAAAGATGCTGAAGGCTTCGCAACCTCCGTATACGAGGGCGTAGCTTCGGTACGAGCATATCGTGAAGGACGGCACGGCTCACAGCGTTGGGCTAACCTTGCCTCTTTCTCCGAGGCTACCGATTTATTTCGATTTCGCATCATCCCCGGTATCACGATAACCCCCGACTACATCCTCTACTCAGGTGGTGAAAAATTCGACATCATATCCGTTGAGGACGTTAAAGGTCGAGGTATGTATATAGAAGTTTTAGCAAAAAAGGTGGTGGCTACCAATGGCTAAAGCACAAATCCAAATGCCGGAGGAATTCCTCAAACGACTCTCCACCCTCGGTGAAAAGACAGACGAAATTGCCGAGCGTGTGCTTGAAGCAGGTGGCGAGGTAGTCCTTGCAAAAGTTAAAAGTAACCTCGCCGCTGTCGTAGGCAAGAACACAAAGGTCGCATCTCGTTCCACGGGTGAGCTTGAACGCTCCCTCGGTATGACACCGCCCAAGGTAGACAGAGACGGCAACTATAACATCAAGATTGGCTTTGCAGAACCTCGTTCCGATGGCGACAGCAACGCAAAAATCGCCAATATCCTGGAATACGGACGGCACGGACAACCCGCAAAGCCCTTTTTGAAGCCTGCGAAATCAGCATCGAAAAAGGCGTGTGAAGCGGCTATGATGCGGAAATTTGAGGAGGAGGTAAACAAGCTATGAGCATTCTGGCAGATCTCAATACGGCACTTACGCCTTTGAACATTCCCCTTGAAACGGGCGTGTTCGGAGATACGGCCCCCGACAAATACATCGTAATCGTACCGCTGACTGACACCTTTGATTTGAATGCCGACAACGCTCCCGTTTACGATGTTCAAGAGGCGCGTATCTCCCTTTATTGTAAGGGCAACTACGGTGCCGATAAAAACAGAATTATCCGTGCGCTGTTCGGTGCGGATATGACCATTACGAACAGACAATACATCGGTTACGAAACCGAAACAGGCTATCACCACTATGTTGTGGACGTAGCCAATCATTACGAAATGGAGGAAAAATAATCTATGGCTACAATTGGTCTTGATAAACTTTTTTATGCCAAAATCACCGAGGATGCAGACGGCATTGAAACCTATGCAAAGCCTACATCCCTGGCAAAGGCAATGACCGCCGACCTTTCGGTTGAGCTTGCAGAGGCAACGCTGTATGCCGATGACGGAGCTGCCGAAATCGTGAAGGAGTTTAAGAGTGGCACTCTCTCCCTCGGCATTGACGAGCTTGGAGCCACCGTGGCTTCCGATCTCACGGGTGCGACCATCGATAAAAACGGCGTGGTCATTGCTTCTACCGAGGACGGTGGCACTCCCGTTGCTATCGGCTTCCGTGCAAAGAAAGCCAATGGCAAGTACAAATACTTCTGGCTCTATCGTGTCAAGTTCGGCATCCCCGCTACTGCTCTTGCGACCAAGGGCGACAGCATTACCTTCAACACTCCCACCATCGAGGGCACCATTATGCGCCGTAACAAGCCCGACGCAAGCGGTAAGCACCCCTGGAAGGCAGAGGTCACCGAGGGTGATGCATCTGTGAGCGCAACCGTTATTACCAATTGGTATAACGACGTCTACGAGCCGACCTTTGCGACGGCTGCTACAGAATAAGGAGGTAACGCACTATGATTACGGATAGAACCGCAACCATTACCATCGGCGGTGAGGACTACGAGCTTGTTCTTACCACCAAGGCTACCAAGGAAATCGCAGGTCGCTACGGCGGTCTTGAGAACCTTGGCGATAAGCTCATGAAGAACGAGAACTTTGAAATGGCTATCGGTGAGATCGTATGGCTGATTACGCTTCTGGCAAATCAGTCCATCCTCATCCACAATCTCAAAAACAAGGATAACCCCCGCGACCTCCTTACCGAAGAGATCGTGGAAATTCTCACCGTTCCCGCAGACCTTGCATCTTACAAGACCGCCATCACCGAGGCTCTGTATAAGGGTACTCAGCGTAACGTCGAGAGCGAGGCTGACACAAAAAACACGGAGGTCGAGTAAGTGACGAAGAGCTGTTCACACGGCTCATATATTATGGCATTGCCCACCTTCATCTGACCATTGATGAGGTGGGTCTTATGCCGTTTGGTCTCTTACTCGACCTTTGGGAATGTCACAAACAATTTTCCGGCATATCCAAACCGAAACGGGAGCATTTCATAGACGATATTATCCCCGACGGAATATAAAAGGCGAAGACAGCTTCCCATCTTCGCCTCGATTGTTAATCATCCCATTCGGGATAATCAGGAGCCCATTCTACATAGCCCATCTTTTGATAACGTCTATCAGCGTTATGCCTTTGTTGATGGGTTTTGTGTTTGGGGTTCAACTGATTACTGTGGTTATTCGCGTTCGCCCGATATGCTTTATTGTTCGGGTTATTTTGATTAGCCCAGTTATTCAGTTGCTCCTTGGTATGCGTCTTACCAGATACCTTCTTCACAGCAATACTCCTTTCCGAGCCAACAAAAAATACACGCGCTTGTGGCACGTGTAGCAAATACAATTTCTATTGCTTTACACGCACCAAAACAAAACCATCGATATTCTCCATGGCTCAATTTTGTGGTGTAAAGCTGTGAAACGTAGGGGAACTACTAAAAGTCACACGCAACTATTTTCTCAACTCATAACGAGCATATGCAAGAGCTGATAAGTTTCACGGTTTACTCGTTTGTCGCTGTAGACACCAAAAACACCCGGTCACCGCATTCAAATGCTCGTTTTTTGAAAGTATAAGTGAGCTTGTATTTAGTAAGGACTTCTACAACACAAATAATTATATCACTATTTCGTCCAAAAATCAATAATTTTCTGTAAATTTATAAATCCGTTCTCAAGGAGGTGGTGATATATGTCAGAAAAGTTCGGACTAAAGATAGGTCTTGAAGGCGAAAAGGAATTCAAGCAATCCCTGGCGGATATCAACCAATCCTTCAAGGTTCTCGGTTCGGAAATGAAGCTCGTGGAGTCGCAGTTCGGTAAAAACGACCAATCTGTCGAGGCTCTCACGGCTCGGAATGAAGTTCTGGGAAAACAAATCGAAGCCCAAAAATCTAAAATTGAGGTTCTCCGTGCGGCTCTCAAAAACGCTTCCGAGTCGTTTGGAGAAAACGATAAACGCACCCAAGCATGGCAAATTCAGCTCAACAATGCCGAAGCCGCCTTAAATGGTATGGAGCGTGAACTCAAGGACAACAATTCTGCCCTTGATAACGCAAGCGAAGGTATGGACGAGGCTGGCAAAGAAGCCGACGATATGGGTAAAGAGGTCAAGGATGCGGGCAAAGAGGCAGACGATGCCGGAGGCAAATTTGATGGTCTCGGTACTGTATGTAAAGCCACCGCCGCCACCATTGCCGCCGCTTTCGCTGCTGTATCTGCCGCCGCCGTGGCTGCCGGAAAAGCACTTGTGGATATGGCAACAGAGGGTGCTGCTTACGCAGACTCAGTTATCACCGAATCCACGGTAACCGGTATCGCTACCGGGAAGCTCCAAGAATATATGTATGCCGCCGAGCTTGTTGACGTCTCTACCGAAACGCTGACGAAATCGATGGCAAAAAATATCAAATCGATGTCCACCGTTGCCAACGTTGCAGGCGAAGCATCGGTTGATATGGAGAAGCTCGCCAAGGCAGAGGCTAAAGCCGAAACCGCATCCCTCAATCTTGAAAAGGCACAGATTGCCTATGACGAGGCGGTTGCCAAAAGCGGTGATGCCGTAAAGAAAGCCTACTCCTCTGTCGAGAATGCGATGTATGGTGTGAAAACGGCTCAAATTGCTTATAACGCAGCCGTTGAAAAGAATGGTGCGGACTCCGAACAAGCCCAGAAAGCCGCCATTGCTCTTCAAAAGGCGCAAAGCAAACTGACCTCTGCACAAGACACCTACAACGCCGCCCTTGCCGAAAGCACCGAAGGGTCTGCGGCTGTCAAAAAGGCAGCCATAGCCCTTGAACAAGCACAGATTAACCTTGCCACCGCACAAGCAGATGTGGCAAGTGCCTCACAGCCCGTTGCCCCGGCAATGAACGAAATGTCCGAAGCCTATGCAAAGCTCGGTGTTTCCGTTTACGATGCCGAAGGTAATATGCGAGACTCCGATACCGTGTATTGGGAAATCATCGATGCCCTCGGTAAGATGGAAAACGAAACCGAGCGTGATGCCATCGCAATGCAAATCCTCGGTAAGTCGGCTCAAGAGCTTAACCCTCTTATCGAAGCGGGTGCGGAGCGTATGGCAGAGCTTGGGGCGCAGGCACAAGAAGCCGGATACGTTCTCGGTGATGATGCACTCAATGCATACGGAGCCTTGGATGACCAACTCCAATACCTCTCCGTTGGCGCTACGGCGGCGAAAAACGCCCTGGGAACGGTTTTGTTGCCGATCCTTACCGAGCTTGCCTCGGATGGTGTTGGGCTTCTCGGAGAGTTTACCAACGGCATAAACGCTGCCGGAGGCGACCTCTCAAAGATGGCGGATGTCATTGGAGATATTCTCCCCAAGGTGATAGACGTCTTTATGGAGCATCTGCCGATGCTTCTTGATTTGATTGTTACGATGGTAACCTCTCTCGGTCAAGCCATTGTGGACAATCTCCCAATCATTGTGGATTCGGCTTCACAGCTTATCCTCACAATATTAAGCGCCTTGATTTCTGCCTTACCCCAGGTGGCAAACGGCGCTCTTTTACTTGTGTCAAGTCTTGCAGAAGGCTTGTTAAGTAACCTACCCACGCTTCTTAAGACTGGACTTGAGGTCATTTTGACGTTGGTAAAAGGTATCACCAAGGCAATCCCGAAGTTGATCCCCACCATCGTTCAGGTGCTTATGGAAATTGTGCAAACCATTATTGACAATTTACCTCTGTTCCTGGATGCCGCCCTTGAGCTGATTTTGGCTTTGGCACAAGGCATCCTTGATGCAATTCCGCTTCTTATAGAAGCTCTCCCGCAACTCATACAATCCCTACTCGATTTTATTATGGGGGCTATTCCTCAAATTATCGAGGCAGGTGTACAGCTTATAACCTCTCTCATCGGCGCATTACCCACGATCATCGAAACCATTGTGGCGGCGATTCCTTTGATTATCAACGGAATTCTGACAGCGGTTATCAACGCTATCCCTCTTATCATTGATGCCGGAATACAGCTCATCACCTCCTTGGTGGCGGCTCTTCCGAGCATTATTGAAACGATTATCGCCGCGATACCCGTCATCATCGACAACATCCTTACGGCGGTGATCGGTGCAATCCCGATGATAATCGATGCGGGTATCAGCCTTATCACGGCTCTCGTCGGAGCTTTGCCGACTATCATCGAAACCATCGTAAACGCAATCCCCGTGATAATCAACGGCATCCTTGAGGCACTTATGAACGCCATCCCACTTCTTATTGAAGCGGGCGTGCATCTTATTACCTCGCTGATTGGCGCACTTCCCGAAATCGTTATCACAATTGTGGAAGCCATCCCGGTTATCATCGAAGGTGTCCTTAATGCCGTTATTGGTGCGGTGCCTTTGATTATTGACGCGGGTATTACGCTGATAACGTCCCTTATCGGTGCGTTGCCGGAGATTATATTTACAATCGTCCAGGCAATCCCCGAAATCATTGTCAGCGTTATCGACACCTTACTCGGTATGATACCGATGATTATTGAGTGCGGTATTACGCTTCTCACCTCGCTGATTACGGAGCTTCCTCGCATAATTATCAGCATTGTCGGTTGTTTACCAGATCTTATCAACGGCATCATAGACGGACTTCTCGGAAGCATCGACAAGTTTATCGAAGCTGGCGTTGACCTTTTTATGTCCCTTATTACAAACCTTCCTCAAATCATATGGGAGTTGGTTAAGGCTATGCCTCAAATCATCACCTCGTTGGTGAATGCGTTGCTTAACGGTCTTGGCTCCTTCGTTGACGTTGGTGCTAATCTCGTTAAGGGTCTGTGGGAAGGTATCCAGAGCCTTGCCTCTTGGATTTGGGATAAGGTGTCCGGCTGGGCATCCGACCTTTGGGACGGCATCTGCGACTTTTTCGGCATTCACTCCCCGTCACGAAAGATGGCGTGGATTGGTGACATGATGATGGAGGGCTTGGCTGGCGGTATTGATGAAACCGCGGGTGAGGCAATCGACTCCGCAACGCATATGGCAAAAGACCTCAATTCTGTATTTGACGATCTGTCGGCAGACTTGTCGACTACGCTCCCAAGCAATATCGACGTCAACGCTCACAGCGCCCTCGCAGACGGTCTTACAGCAAGCGGTGGCTTTGCTATCCACCTGAACATCGAAAACTTCAACAACTATTCAAGCGAGGATATCTCCGCGCTCACACAAGAAATTATGGTCACGGCAGATGCGTTTGCCAAACGGAAAGGAGTGGTATTTGCGTGAATTATTTTATTTATAACGGTATCAGCTCCGCCGATATGGGCATTCGTATCAGCGGTAAGGACATCTTCTCCGCACCGAAATACGATTTGAAATTTCAGTCCATCCCCGGCAGAGACGGAGATCTTATCACTCCCAATGGACGCTTTCCCAACGGGGCCGTGTCCTACACTTGCTTTGTACCCGCAAAGAGCATCTCCGAGCTTTCAAGCAAGATAACGGCAATCAAGGCTTGGCTTTACACCGAGCCTGACCGTTATCATACGCTTTCGGACAGCTACGACACCGCTTTCTTTCGGAAGGCTGTATTTAATAACAAGTTGGATATCGATGACGAGCTGAACAAGATCGGCGTTTTCACCGTGAACTTCAGCGTTCAGCCCTATCGGTATCTGAATACCGGGCAGAGCCTTACGGCATACACAAGCTCCGGCTTTGTACTGTCCAACCCTTATCCCTTCACCGCCAAGCCGTACATCAAGGTTAACGGCAGAGGCACGGGAAACCTTATCATTCAATCTTCGGCAGGCACCGCAGTATGGGCATTTGAGACCCTTAACGGATACACCGAATGCGACTCGGAGCTGATGAACTTCTATCACGACACCGAGCTTAAGAATGACACCGTCAGCGGTGATGGTTTCCCAGTTCTCGCACCCGGCAATAATACCATTTCTTTTGATGGAGGTATTACAAGCCTTGAAATAAAGCCAAGGTGGGTGACGATATGATACCGATTCTTTACAAAGCCAATGCGACAAATTTTGCGACCTTCGGTATCGGCGCTCTTTCGGACATTATCTCCTGCGAGGTAACCGAAGAACGCAACAGCACCTATGAATGCACCTTTCAGTATCCGATTTCAGGGCAATTTTACAACGAAATCCGCAAGGAACGTCTTGTAAAGGCAAAGCCCAATGATACATCCAAGGACCAGGTCTTCCGCATTTACCGCATCACAAAGCCAATAAACGGCATTGTAAAGGTATATGCCCAGCACCTCTCCTATGACCTTACTACCATTGCGACACCTGCCTTTGAAGCCAAAGACATTATGCCCCAACTTGCCATTGATATGGCTTTTGAAAAGGCACTCACACCGCACAATTTTACCTTCAAAACCGACTATGTTACCTCAAAGAACTTCTCGGTGGAAAAGCCGAAAAGCCTCCGTGCGGTGCTTGGCGGTTCGTCCGGCTCTCTGATCAGCCTTTGGGGTGGCGAGTTTGAATGGGACAATTATACGGTTATTCACCATCAAGGACGCGGAGAGAACAAGGGTGTGGTTATCGAATACGGCAAGAACCTCACCAAACTTGAGGAGGACACCGATAATTCCGATGTTTATACGGATTTGCTGCCCTATGCCGTATACACGGACGAGGACGGCAACGAAACCGTTATCACGCTGACCGAGCAAATTCTCTCCATCTCCGACTCCACCCTGGTGCAGCCGAAAACGCTGATTCGGGATTTCACCGATTCCTTTGAGATGGACGAGGTCATCACCGAAGAAGCTCTCCGTGCGAAAGCCGTGAAGTATCTTGAAAACAATCCCCTGGGCGTGGAAACACCCAATTTGACCATTTCCTTTGAGCCGCTATGGAAGCAACCCGAATATGCTGCCATCCTTGAGCGTGTATCTCTCTGCGACCGCGTCACCATCAAGCATACGCTTCTCGGTGTTTCGGCAACCGCAAAGGTAGTAAAGACGGTATACGACACCCTTGCGGAAAAGTATACCTCGATCACCCTCGGTTCGGTACGTTCAAGCCTTACGGACACTATTTCGGAAACGCAGGCATCCATAGAAAACACCGCTGCGAAGATTGACCGCTTGCCGAGCCTTATGGCTTCTGCCATTCAGAACGCAACCGAGCTTATAACGGGTCAGCGTGGCGGTTATGTTGTTTTGCGTGGTGATGAAACGGGTCAGCCTTATGAGCTTCTCGTTATGGATGCGCCTACGATTGAAGATGCCGTGAATATATGGCGTTGGAACGTAGGCGGGCTTGGTTTCTCCTCAAATGGCTACAACGGTCCCTACGAAACGGCAATCACCTCCGATGGTGCTATCGTTGCGGATTTTATAACCTCGGGTACGCTGATTGCAAACATCATCAAAGCAGGTACGCTCTCTTCTCAAGACGGCTCCTCCTATTGGAACTTGGAAACGGGCGAGGTCGTCCTGAAAGCCTATGCGACAACCGAATCGGTCGAAGATACGAACATTCGCATTGACGAGATTAACGAGCAGAAAATGTATCGGCTTGTGATCTCCTCTTCCAACGGTAACATCTTCAAAAACGGCAATATACAAACTACGCTTACGGCTACCGTCTTTTCTTGGGACGAGAATATCACCGACACCCTCGATGACAATCAGTTTATTTGGACTCGTGTCTCGGACGATGCCGAAGCGGATAAGCTGTGGAACGAGGCTCACTACGGAGGAACGAAATCCATAGATATTACGGGCGAGGATGTCGATGTCCGCGCCACTTTTTTCTGCGACCTCATCGACACTACCACAAGGCTCAGCTTACTCGGTTGAGTAAATTCAAATAAAGGAGATTTTTATTATGAGCAAAGCACAAGGTCAATTTACAATTATTGACTACAACGACGCCTTAACCCTCACGGGTTATATCGGGTCGAACCTCGCAAAATCGCAGATGTTCAACCCCGATAACAACACATACAACCCGGACTGGTCTTCTACCAACCTGGTGCTGACCCCCAGCTTGTATGTCATCGGTACGACTACCGACCAAATCACCTCGTCTGCCGTTACCTCTGTTAAGTGGTATATTGGCAGCTCCACTACGGCAATCACCACCTCCGGCAATTATGCTTTAAGCGGAACCAAGAGCCACATCCTTACCATTAAGGGCAACGTGATGGCAGGTCTGCCTGGCATTGATTATCGTTGCGTTATCACTTACAAGGATGCCTCCACGGGACTTTCTCTCACGCATCCTCTCACCATTTCCTTCAGCCGTGTCGTAAACGGCGGTGGTATCGTTGACCTTCTCGTTACCACTCCCAGCGGTAACGTGTTTAAGAACAGCGAGGTTGCCACTCTTACGGCAAAAGCAGAGCTTTGGAGAGGCTCGACCGTTGATACCACCAACGTTACCTATGCTTGGGCGATTATGGATTCGAGCGTGACTTCGTCCTCCTCCACGGGCTATGATGCTAAGTTCGGCACCGGTTGGAGAAAACTCTCGGATACTTCGGGTATGTACACGGGAACGACAACCGCTACCATCACCATCTATGCGGCAGCCGTCGATAGTTACGCTGTTTTCAAGTGTATCGCAACCGACTCCGACTCCGCATCCAACACCTACAACAGCACCTTTACCGACGTTGCGACCTTTATCGACAACTCTGACCCCATCCAGGTGATTATTACCTCCACAGGTGGTGACGTCTTTAAGAACGGTCAAGGCTCGACAACCCTCACCGCTGTTGTATACCAGGCGGGTGCAGAAATCGACAGCGAAGGTAAAGGGACTTATACCTGGACCAAATACAACAAGGACGGTGCTATCGACACCTCTTGGGGTACAAGCGGAACGAAAACGGGTAAAACCCTCTCGGTCTCCAATTCCGACGTTACCACCAAGGCAACCTTTATGGTCGTTGTAACACTCTAACGAAAGGAGGCTGAGCCGATGCGGGCGCAAGCACAAATAACCATTCATTCGCTTTATGATGCGGAGCCTTCCAAAACCGCACCGGCAAATCCTACCCTTGGACAGTTGTGGGTGGATACTTCAAAAAATCCACCCGTAACTATGGTGTGGAACGGCTCTGCCTGGAAGGAACAAAACGGTACGGACACCATTCGTACCACCATAAAAACCATTGAGACCAAAGAAGCCAATCTTGAAACCAACCTTAATGGTCTTACAAGCACGGTATCTTCGGTTACCAAGCGTGTCGAGGTTGTTGAAGATGGGCTGGGCGAGGCGCAAGAAACCATCCTTGATATCCAGACAGATGTTTCCGAGCTTGAGCAGACCGCTTCAAGCATTGCTTTGCGTGTTACCGCAAACGAAGAAAACATCTCGGAATTGGAGGTAACGGCTGACGGACTTGCTACTCGTGTGTCCTCTGCCGAGGGAAAGGTTACGACCCTCACCACCACCGTCAACGGACTCAAAACCCGTGTAACCAACGCAGAAGGCGACATTTCCGCTATCGAGCAAGACGTCAGCTCTATCACTACAAGGGTGACGAATGCCGAAGGTGATATTGCCTCTATTGAAACATCGGTTAGCGGTATCACAACCCGTGTTTCCAATGCCGAGGGCGACATCTCATCTTTGGAGCAATCTGTCAGTTCTATCACAACCCGTGTTACAAGTGCGGAAGGCAATATTTCCGATCTCACCACCGACCTTTCGGGTATCACCGCAAGGGTTACATCGGCAGAAGGAAACATTACCACGCTGACAACTACGGTCAACGGACTCAAAACACGTGTGACTACTGCCGAGGGTAACATCTCAACCCTTGAGCAGACAGTTGATGGTATCAGTTCCCAGGTGGAAACCAACCGAGGCAATATCTCCTCTCTTACGCAAACGGTCAATTCTATCAGCACCCAGGTGTCCACGAACACGGGCAACATCTCCACCTTGACCCAAACGGTGGACGCTGTTGAAGTCCAGGTCAGCACCAACAAAGGCAATATTGCAACCCTTACGACAAGCGTTAACGGCATTAAAACCCGTATGACCAATGCCGAGGGTGATATTACGGCTTTGGAGCAAGACCTTGACAGTATTACCACCCGTGTGGAAACCGCTGAAGGTGATATCTCCACCATCGAACAAAACGTGTCAAGCGTTACCACCCGCGTCAGCAATGCCGAAGGTAACATTGCCACCCTCACCACGAGCGTCAACAGTATCAAAACTCGTATGACCAACGCCGAGGGCGATATTTCCACCTTGGAACAGACCACCGAAGAGATTGCTGCGGAGGTTGAAGCAAAGGTTGATGAAGAAGGTGGCGCAACTACCTCCTTCGGTTGGAAGCTGACCACAAGTGGCTTTTATCTGTATTCCAACAGCACGACCGTAATGAGCGTTACAAGCTCCGGGCTTTCTGTAAGGGGTACGATAACGGCTTCGAGTGGCACAATCGGTGGCTTCACCATTGGTTCAAGCAGTATCTACAAAACCAAGACCGCCTACAACAATACGACCGCCGGAGTTTACCTCGGTACAAACGGCATCGGGCTTGGTGCGGGTACTTTCTATGTTACCTCGGCGGGAGCTTTATATGCTTCCAATGCAACTATTACTGGTTCGATAACCGCTACCTCGGGAAGTCTCTCCAACCTTAATATCCTGGGTTCGATTTATTTTGGGGATATGAACGAATATTTCCTTAACCCCAACGAAAACAATGGCTCGTGGTATATTTATTTGCCGAAATTCCGTGTTGATGATACCTCCGCTTACTTTGAGGGTACACTCTCTGCTCCTACTGGAAACATTGGTGGCTTCACGATTGGCACAAGCTCAATCTATAAGACGAAAACTGCTTACAGCAACACAACAGCGGGTGTGTATGTTGGAACAGATGGCATCGGTCTCGGCGCCGGAACCTTCTATGTTACATCTGCAGGTGCGATTACTGCAAAGAGTGGTTCAATCGGTGCTTGGTCTATCACATCTTCGGCTATAGGCACAACCCAAACGGGCGGTTCGTTCTACCTGGCTTCGGCTTCTGACACCGCCAGCTATTGGATTCGCGCTCACAATGCTGCGAGTGGGGGAGGCACCAGAACCTTCAGCGTTTCCAAGACTGGTGTTCTTTATGCGACGGGGGCGGATATTGCGGGTAAGATTACTGCCACAAGCGGTTCTGTTGAAAACCTAACCATAACCGGTAAGCTCACTTTCGGTGGCAACAGCACCTACTACATCAATGCCAATTATAACGACAACAGTTGGTATTTGAAACTTCCCGGTGTATCCTCGGACGAGGCTTCCGGTACCGTCTTCAGCGGAAGACTCTCTGCTCCAAGTGGCTCCATTGGCGGTTTCACCATAGGTTCAAGCTCGATCTACAAGACAAAGACCTCGTATAGCAGTTCAACCGCAGGTGTTTACATTGGCACGGACGGCATCGGTCTCGGTGCGGGAACATTCTATGTAACCTCTGCCGGAGCTTTGTATGCTACGAGCGCTACCATCACGGGAACATTCTCCAATAAGAAGTCCTCGGGATTGGGTCTTGAAATATCCGGCTCGACAGTATCGTTCTATAATGGTTCAACAAAGATTGGTCATATCACGGGCGGTACGGGCTATATCCCTTGGAATAATTCAAGCAGTACTGTCAGCGGTATTGCCGTCAGCTCGCTTTTGTGCGCCGATGGCGGTGTCCGTGTGGGTAAATCCCTTCAGCTCAGTACGGGTAACGGCATATACGTCTCCAATAAACTCGCCCTTACGATGGGGCAAATCAAGGTACAGACCGCAACCTTGACTTCTCGTTATCTTCTGTTCTATTGCGGTCTTTTGGTAGGCATCGGCAGTTCCGCTTTTAGTGGTATTTCCGATTATTCATCAAGCACTTATTCAGGATAAAGGAGGAAAAAATCCATGAAACTCAAGTATGTCGTAGAGGCAAAGGATGCCATCGTAAGGCTCACCGAGAAGCGTTTTGCCGACTACAAGAAACTGCGTGAAATCGTAAAGCTCCGCAAAAAGGTGGAAGCTGAATACGAATTTTACTGCGACCAGGAACGCAAGGCGGTCGAGACCTACGGTGAAAAGACCGAACACGGCACTCCTGCGTTCCTTTCTGATGGGCGACTCAAGCTCAAGGATGCGAGGGCGAAGGAGGCTTTTGAAGCCGAGGTTGCTAAGCTGCTCGACACCGAGATCGAGGACTTTGAAATCATCACCCTCAAAGAGGAGCATTTCAGATCTGCCGACGATCTTCCCACCCCCAACGATATGATTCTGCTCGAAAACATTATCAATTTCGCTGATTAAGGAGGTAGGCTATGGAACACATCACGACTGTTGCGGCAGTAATAACCGCCCTTGGAGTTATCTTCGGGGTTGTTTTTGCCGTGTACAGATGGTATCTCAAACAAGAAAAGCAGGACAAGGACATCAAGGCGATCAAGGAGGAACAGACCCTCCTCACGCAAGGTGTCCTTGCTTGCCTCAAGGGTTTACAGGAACAAGGCTGTGACGGTCCCGTAACCCACGCAATTAACAAAATCGAAAAGCACCTGAACCAACAGGCGCACAAATAATAAGGAGAATTTTTACCATGACAACTTTTGTAGATTTCGCAACCATCCCCGCAATTGCCGCTATCGTTTACACGATAATCGACATCGTAAAAACCGCTATGGGCGGTGATGAGAAGTTCAGACGTTTCATCCCTCTCATTGCTTGCGGTCTCGGTGCCCTTATCGGCACTATCTGCTTCTTCTGCGTTCCCGGTGTTCTTGAAACCACGAACATCCTTGTTGCCATCGTCATCGGTGCAGCAAGCGGTCTTTCCGCAACCGGCACAAACCAGGTCGTAAAGCAGCTCACAAACAAACCCACCACTACTGTTGACACCCCCAAGGAGAGTGAGTAATTTGAACCTTCATACCCTTATTTTGACCGAGAACGCTTGCTACAAGGCAGGCAGAACCATTACCGTCAAAGGCATTATGGTGCATTCCACCGGAGCTAACAATCCGTGGCTCAAACGCTACGTTGGCCCCGATGACGGATTGCTCGGTAAAAACAAGTACAATAACCATTGGAACACCTATCACCCCGGCGGTCGTGAGGTTTGCGTTCACGGCTTTATCGGAAAGCTCAATGACGGCACGATTGCCACTTACCAGACCCTCCCTTGGAATCATCGAGGATGGCACGCAGGTGGCTCGGCTAACAATACGCACATAGGCTTTGAAATTTGCGAGGACGCTCTTACCGATGCCTCGTATTTTAATGCCGTTTACAAGGAGGCTGTAGAGCTGTGTGTATATCTCTGCAAGCTCTACGGTCTTTCCGAGAAGGACATCATCTGCCACAGCGAGGGTCGCAAGCTCGGCATTGCCTCCAACCATGGAGACGTGATGCATTGGTTTCCCAAGCACGGCAAGTCGATGGATACCTTCCGCACTGACGTTAAGGCTCTGCTCGACACACAGACCGAAACGGCAACCGAGGAGTATCCCGAAACGCTCACAAGCGGTTACTACCGTGTGCGTAAGACCTGGTCG